GCCAGGTACTCGATATTGTGGTCTGTAAGAGTCATCACGTCGTAGCCTTGGCCTGCGTCTTGCCCGACGATGGCCGTCCGCAACTTCCCCCACGTGCTGTAGTAGTCGCCCGTGAGTGCGTCGGTCGCTCCGATGATCACGCCCATCAGATGCGGGCGTGGTAGTAGCGAGCCGTCTGCGTGCCCATCTTGATACGGTCAGACCAGAGCGAGCCGGTGACGTATTGCGACACGGAGCCGTCCGGGTTGATATCCGCGACCTTGACGTATGCGAAGGCGTCCGTGTCCGTGGGCATCGTGGCCGAGATGTTCCAGCTGAAGTCCGTGCCAGGGGAAGGATAGACCCCGCTGACGTAAGGCAACTTGAGGTAGACGTAGTAAGCCGACAGGCCGACGGTGATCGGGTCGTCGATGTTGTTCGGGACGAGGTTGTTGACCGTGCCCGAGATGATGGAGAACGTGCGCTCGGTTTCGGTCTCGGTATCGAGCTGAACGAGGAAGGGGTGGAACATGGTGGCAGGCTCGCCCGTGCATCCGGCTTCTTCTGCGTAGTTGAGGTACTCAGCAGTGAACGTACGCGGGACGGTTCCGTTGATGACAGGCGTTGCCCAAGCAGGGATGAAGCCTAGGCCGTTGGCGGCGATGGCGTCGGCGTTGTTGACCACGTTGTCCCACGGCGGGGTCGTGGCCTCGTTGATGTAGTAGGGGTCCTCGGCTTCGGTGACGTCAGCCTTGTTCATCAGGAACGTGGCGTTCAGCTCGCAGGGGATGACGATGTCCTGCGAACCGACGTGCATCTGGCTGACCTTGTACCAGGTCGTGAAGGACGTCAGGGTGGAGTTGGCCGTAAGCGCCGCCACGGAACTGTTCCGCAGGATATTGGTGAACTCGATCTGATAGACGCCCGGGCCTGCCTGCTGGACGAACACGTTGCCGTCCAAGGCCGGGATGGTGTTGAGGCATTCCTGCAGATCGTAGGCAGACTGCGTGGAAGGGTTGAAGGTGGTCGAGGTCGTCGCCCCGCCGAAGGTGAAGGTCGCCCCGCCGGACTTGTAGTCGCCAGCGAAGACCACCTGCTGGATGGTATTGCCGGCCGATGAGCTGCCAGCCCTGACCACGTTGACCGCCACGGTGGACGGAGTGGCCGCGACAGAGTCGATGATGGCAAGGACGCGGACGTGGTGGCCGAAGAAGCGGGGATTGAAGTAGGTCGTGTGGCAGTGGCCCCAGTCCAGCAGGGTTTCGCCCGGGCCAGCGACGACCTCCTGGTAGCCTTCCATCTTCTGGATGTTGGTAAGGTTCTGATACAGGGAAGGGCCCGCGTCGACGAACAGCGCGTCGAACTCGTCCGAGCCGTCCTTGACGAAGGACACCCAGGGGAGGTTCTGATCCAGCAGGCCGCCCTCGAAGGCGCCGTTTCCAGCGTCCCACTTCGACAAGGTGACGAACCAGCGCCCTTCCCCGGTCAGGGAGTATCCGCCGCCGCCAAGCATCCAAGGGGAGGTGGCATCAACCAATGGCACTGGCGTGACGCTGGTAGACTTTACCGCGACGAAGTTGATGTATGCCTGCCTGTGGTCGGTAAACGCCCCAGTCTTTATGTAGGGCATCTCTGAGTGCGTGTAGGTGACCGAGCCCATGGCGATCTGCACGACAGGGGTCGGCGTGCCGGAGACAGGCATGGCAAGCACGCTGCACTGGAACTGCAGGGGCTTGTTGACGTAGGCCGGAGTCACGAGGGCCGGAACGTCCGGTGGCTCGGGAGGCTGGGGCGGGTCAGGGAAGTTCGGCAGCGCGATGCCGAAGATTAGTCCGTCGGCGCTCGGCGGCGTCCACGGCTTGTTGACGTCCAGGGTGAATCCGCTCGACGAAGCGGAGAAGGTGTATCCGTCGCCCGGCTGGATTGTTTCCATGGTTAGATCAGGCGGTTGTCACGGTACACCTTGTCGCTCCATCCCACCAGAGAAAAGCGTACTTCATAGTTCACCTTGTAGAGCAGGCCGTAGTCCTCGACGTTGACCTGCGACAACAGCAGCTGATTGAAGGAGCCGTTGGCCGCGCTAGAGACCCAAGCGGTGCCAGCGTAGGCCGGGATGATGGGAGGCAGGACGCTCGACCAGTCGTTGTCGCGGGAAGTCGTGCCGAGGTAGGAAACCATGTTCTGAACCTCACTGGCCTCGGTCGTGTAGAAGTGGCCGGAGAAGGAGGACTGCGGGGCAAGGTAGTTGGTCTTGCCGTAGAGGTGCTTGAAGTTGGAGTCGACGAAGCCGATGAAGCGGCCTCCGTTCTCTGACTCGAAGCAGGCTCCGTTCTCTCCGATGTAAGACTGCTTCTTGCCTACCTTGCCGTACTGAGGAGTGCCGTCAGAGTTGTTATATAGAAACACGGATACCCAGTCGGCGGTGTTCTTGATTTCAACCAGAGGTCCGAGCGGGGATTGGGTATAAGTCCGGCCGGCAATCACGCCGTCGTAGCCGTCACCGCCGTCGTCGAAGAAGTTAGGGTTGGCAGTGATGTTCTCGGAGGTCAGGCCATTCGCAGCCGACACCTGCGGGTTGGTGTACACGCCACCGTTGACCGTAGGGTCGATACCGATGTAGTCCACGGTAATCGTGGCCAAGCCAAGGTTGTCGTAGGTCACGCCGAACTTGTGGGCTGACAGGGCTCCGCTGGGGCCGATCGGGCAGGTGGAGCCTCGGTTGCCGACCGAAAGGTCGTTGTCCTTGTCTGCCTTCCAGACTACCGTGGCCGTGAGCAGGCCGTAGCCGTCGTTGCTCAGTTTGGCTCCTGGCTGTTGAACCGGGGCGGTTAGGTCGTTGCCGTAGTCTTGACGTGCCATAAGGGTTTAGCGTTTGCCGCGCAGCAGGGCGGCGCGAGAGGGGGCGGCGGTGGAGGCAGGGGCGGTCATCCAGCCATCGGCGGGAGAGAAGCCTGCGTTGGCCATGCGCTCCAGAAGGGCGGTCTGCTTGCGCTGCTCTTCGAGCTGAGCGGTCATCGCTTCCATGACCGGGTTGGCGCCTACGCCGACGACATTGGAGAAGCCTTCAGGTCCCTTGAAGGTGGTCGGCTTGGCGTCGAGTTCCTTCTGCTTGGCGGTCAGCATCTCGGCAGGATCCTTCTGATTGGCGGCGGCAGGGTTCTTTTTAATGTCCTCAGCGATGACCGCTTGCACCTTAGCCTGAACGTCTGGATCTTGATAGATTAGACCTCGCTTAGTTTTTTGGAAAGGATGACCAAAGAACTTTTCACGATAGGCTTCATCATACATCTGCTTACCCCTTGGGTCGTTTTCTAGGAAATCTTTCGTCACTTTTTCACGCGCAGCCACGGCCTCTTCTACTGTCTCTTTGTCTTTTTTCTCGTTGTTAAGTTTATTGGCATAATAACGGTCTTCCACGGACATCAGCTTATTCGTGCCGTCGATTGCTGCCTGATTGGCTGCAGATAGCCTTTTTTCGTTTTCACCAATCATCTTCCCGATCAAAGCCATTGCTCCGCTGAACAATGCCATCGGGCCTAGGAAGGAAAGGAACAGATCCTTGCCGAAGGACTTGAACTTATTCTGCACGCCCTCGATGTTCTTCTCAAGGGTTGATACGGACTTCTTGACGCGGCCTGTGACCTCTTCGGCGTTGGTGTCGCCTTCGAGGCTGTATTTTACGATATTGCTCATGGTTGTTTTGTCATCTCTTCCATCAGTTGCTCTTCCTCGGTGGTGAGCACTTTAAGGTCAGCGCCCTTGATGACGGCGAAAGCGGAATTAAGCCAGATGGCCTGTGACTCGGGCATCGACCAAGCCTTTTCCAGAGGGACGTTGTTTGCGACAAGATTGGCTACTACGGAGAGAATCCAAGGAACGCCGGTTGAGTCACCCTGCTTGGTGCGCTTCTCCCAGAACTTGGGCCAAGCGTTGACCATCACGATATCGGAGAAGCGTTTAACCTGCTCGCGGAAGTAGTCCTCGTTGCTGGTCATCTTCCCGAGGTACCAGGAGTCCTTGAACGTCAGCTTGTGCAAGGGTTCTCCGGCGCAGATCTTGACGGCGACCAAAAGGTCGAGAGGACGGATGCCATCGTCTGAGCGGAGCAGGGGGCTTTCAGCGGCCTCGAGCTGCACCCGATGATGAAGGCAGAACGGTGAGACCTTACGCCCCAGAATCTTGACGTGTCCAGAGGGGTCCGTGAAAGCGGATGTGAACCGCTTGTCCACGGTTAAGCGATGGCCTCGTAGCCAACGGCGGTGACGGAGACAGCGGAGAAATCCTTGTTAGAGCCCTTGTCCGAAACCTTGGTCACCCAGCCGGAGAAAGCCGCGGTAGCCACACCAGTGGGATATGCGCTGGCAGTGTTGATAACCATAGTGAAAGATGATCCAAGCACAGGAACGCTAGTAGTCTTGGCCAGAATCTCAACGGTGATCTGGGTACGCCTGTCGTCACCGCGCCAGGTGATGGTGTTGCCGGTTTCATCGACCACGGTAGCCTCATTGGCGAACTCACCGTCATTGGTGTAGGACTGTACGACGGCGTTAGAGACGCTTGCGCCGTTCAGACCATAGATTACCGAAACCCCTTTGACGATAGCTGCGCACATGGTATACCTATTGCTCGGTAGTTCGGGTTAGGGCTGGGGGTTGACGACTACCAGCACGTTGTAAGAAAAGACCGAAGCCCAGGAGCGTTCATTTACCCCCTCGTCCTCGGAGTTAGGGGTCACGTCGTAGCAGAGGGCATCCCCTCCGGCCACGAAGGCAGCCTGAATCAGGTCGAGATCCTGCATGGCTCCGGCGATTGCAGCGCATCTGGCGCGGTGGGTGGCAAGGGTGACGTCGTCGGCAGAGTCGAAGACGGTCACGCGGACCCCGCAGGAGTAGTTCCCAAGGCCATCAGGGATGTCATTGGGAAGGCTGGCGGAGTCGCAGAGGACCACGGCCTTGGGCAGGACGTTGGTGTCGGCAGAGTCCCCGGTGTAGAAGTTGACCCCGGCCAGTTCGGACTGGCTGGAGAGGTAGGAAGCCAGGACGGCTTCGACGATGTGGCGGGCTGATTTGGTTCCGGGCATAAAGTTATTTCTTACCTTTGTTGGCTCGTTTTATTGCCTTCTCAATGCGATCCTGAATGGCCGCCCTCATTTGTCGAACTCGATTGCCGTAGACAATATTCTCGGTGCCAGCTTCGGTGGATACATTGTTGATGTTTCCGATGTAGTTCTGAACGGTCATGTTGACCCGGTTAGGGGTGACCGACTGGCTATAAGTCCCTTGTGAAGATCGGATGTTCGCATCGACCCATGGAGCATCATAGGCTCCGTAGTTCCTTTCATTACCCTTGGTATCGACGGACTTAGGGACCTGACGTAAGGCCGCAGCCCATCCGGCCTTGACGCGACCGACCTTATACTGCCGGTCTTGGATGTAGGCGTTGAGGGCCGAGGTAGTATCGACCAGGTACTGAGGGCCTCGGTACTTATTGTTCTTAGGCCAGCGCCCGCCCACTGCCCCCTTGGCTTGGTCGTGGATGGGACGCAGGTCCTTGGTGAAGTTCTTGGAGGCTCTCAGGTTCTCGCGGACCGCTGCCTTGTTCAGGTAGTTCTTGGCCTTCTGCTGGGCTCTCTGCCAGTTGGTGTCCTCCATGATCTTGCGCATGACCGGTGACAGGGCCTTAATCTTGGATTCCGTCACGTCAGTGTGCAGCTCGTAGAATGACTGCTGGTCTCGGTTCCTGACGGCATTGATAATCTTACGAAGGAACACAGGCCGACCACGGACAGGGTCATCCTGGGCGATGAAGATGCGTTTGACGTCGTTGCCTAGCTTGTTGGCACCGGCACGGCGGGCGGCGTCAGTGAGGCCACGGCCCCCGCCCTTGGGCATCGGGGGGGTGAAGGTCATGGCATCCCGGCACATCAGCCTGATCTGCTCGCGGCCAATCATCTCAAGGTCACCTTGGACTTCCTTTGTGAACTCCTTGAGCATAGTTGTGAAATCAATCCACGACTTAGGCTCGATAGATGGGCGCTTCTTTGCCATTACTGGTTGTCGTCGATGCAGGTGAGCTCGATTACGGCGCTGGCCTGCTTGTAGGACTGACCCTTGACGCGGAGGACCTGCCCGTTGACCGTCAGCTTCTTCCCCGGGGCTAGGGAGGCCATAGGGACGCCAGAGACGATTGTGGCTACCTGACCTCCAACCCGGCCATCAGAAGCCGTCCAAGGGGCCGTAGCGGCGGCGAAACGCACCGTCCACATCTTCTCTTCGGTGAAGCCCCCCGCGTCGAACTTGGGGGTGTTCATGGGTTGGGACAGGCCGACCAGGAACAGGTTGCCCCCGACCGTAGCCGGGACGCCGATGTCAGCCAACAGGGATTGATAGTCTGCGAGGAAGGTCTGGTAGATGCTCATAGGGTTGGAAAGGGGGATACAAAAAAGCCCCCATTGCTGGGGGCTGTTCAGAGGCTCAGCCCCGATTAGGGGTTGTAGACCGAGGCGATGGTACCCGCCGTGATCGCCTTGTTGGCGCCGAACATCAGTTCCATGGAACCGATGACGTTACGGGTGCTCTTGTCGACCCAGACGTTGTAGTAGACGTTGAGGCCGAGACCTTCGACCGGGACGACTTCGCGGACGA